GTCAATTTTTGCTCTGAGCAGTTTTGCTCCAGACTGAAATTCTAAACTCGTAAATACTTTTTTCGTCGCCATCTTATTTAGCTACTATTTTTAAATGAGCGTTTTGTGCAGATATTTGCACCTTGGTTGTCGTTGTTGTGTTTTGCACTTCAGCATCAACCTCTTCCCACGGGTCAGACGCTTGTGCGTTGTTGCTTTTATAGTACACCGAAATATCGGGTATATAACCGCAGTTGTGTGTAAATTCGATTGGGTAGTTTGACGGGCCTGTTCCTGCTGCTGAATAGCTGCCAGAATCAGTTGGCACTTCAAACTCAAAAACCTTGTGAGGGGTTTTTTGGTGGCTTGTGTCGTTGTTATTGGAGTCGGTGGAGGTTGTGGCAGTTTCCGCAACGTGATTAGCCACGTTCCGGTAATACTCCATGTTGTTACCGTTCAACAGGGTTGCATTGTCGGCGTTGGTAGCGGAGGTAGCTTGGTCTGCCGTTTCGGCTTTAAGGTTTCCGCTGGAGTCGCGTTGCGGGATTGCGCTTGCTCCGGATCCGACTGCTACCTCTTCCGGTCTTGTTGCTCCACCGACTAGGGTCTTGCCTTGCTTTAAATCAGTCTTCCTTAAAACACTTTCATCAACAGCAATTTCAGGTAACTCAATTTCCGGAACATTGACCGTTAGCTTCCCTGTTCGAGATAGCCTTGCATCTCCAGATATACGGACCGCCTTGAGCCTGCCATCCTCTTGCGCTACCAGCACCTCACCCTCTCCAGCCTTCTCCAGCTTGGAGTGTTTGATGTTGGCGTTCTTACCTACCTTGGTGTCGGTAATCGCCCCTTGTGCAATCTGGGCGGCAGTAATCATTAATAGAAATAAAGTGTGAATATACGAGGCTGGTGTGCAGCCGATAAAAAGGATCCAGTATTGCCCGATCCGGTCACTGAAAAAAACGTGACAGTAACATCTAAATTAGCATCGACAGTATCAGAATTAGCACTGCCCGAAGTTCCTGCCACGGGAAAAACAGTTGTGGCGTAATCTCGATGACCAAATCCTACCGCTTTAATTGAATCATTTTCAGAAGCAAAACCATTTGAAAATCGAATTGTATATTGACCAAGAGTTGCAGTGAGGCTTACTGACTCTATCCCATGCCCAGCAAGTATAGTAAAATGTTCACTAGCAACTCCTCCAGTTATTGCTCCGTCGTCATGGTATGAGCCTCCACTTTGAATAACGTAACACCATGCCCTTGGGACACATGGATGATAATCAAACTTCAGCCTTGCCCCTTCAGCAGCACCGTAAAGCAATTGACCCTTTCCGCTGGGTTGTAAGACTTTTGCGGTGCCGTTGTATTCTGTTGTGTTTGAACTATCAGCAGGGTCAAAATCTATTATGCCTCCCCAAAACGTAGAATCAGTTTCCGCTATACCATGTGTGGTTGCTGAAGCCGTTCCTGCTCCGGGTACAATCTTGTCAATCGTTACGGAATAATTTGCTAACTGAGTATTTCCTACAGACTGAGACTTCATCATGTCTCTGTTTATAGAGTCATTTTTAATCAGCATTGTGATGGTGTTAGCGTCTTGCTGATCAACGAATATTGAAGACGAACCTGAAAGGGCTTTACTCCTTACGGACCAATCACCGGTCCATGTGCCATCAGTCTTTGTTGCGTGGCCTATTAATAAACTGTTAGGCGATCCAGCCCATAGTTCATCAAACTGTCCCACTGTTCCGCCATCGATTGCTCCACTCGCAAGAATGACTCCCTTCTTATTGTCACCGTGCGCGGCTGGAGACATTGTGAATCCAGTAGGAGCAGATGACTGCAACGAGTCACTTGCAACACCCATCTTTGTGGCTGTTACAGATGCGTTTGCTAATTGCGTCGTTCCAACTGAACTGGCACCAAGCTCACTTGCATCGATGGATCCACTGACCGCAACTGTCGGCTCGGCGGCAGCGTTCAGCTTCCCTGTTGTCACCGTTTCATTGTCAGTGAATGTATGTCCCGGTGTTACTGTTACGTTTAAACTCATACTGCTTCAGAAGTTATTGTTCTGGATCTTTGGTTTCCTAAAAGTGTTATCTCTTTAACATCCACAACTCCGTACTGATTAGTATCAGATTGTGTTGTTATCTTTACTTGAGCGAACCGTCCCTCCTTTGTGAATCGGTAACGGTCCATCCAAGATTGCTTTAAGTCAGGTGAGAAGCCTTTGCTTCCTATTACAAACGGAACAGCTATGCTGTAGTCCTGACGGTTGGCTTTGTGAAAGTCGTTGTTGGCATTGGTAGCCACATAATCGGAATCCGCAAAGGTCTGGTATTTGGTGCGGTCAAATTTCTTGTTAGTCACCAAATCTACGCTCTCCTCAACACCATCAACCAAAACCGAAATTGATAGGTTAGGATTCCAAGATTCTATGCCAATCGAAACAGCCTGAAACCGTTTCATGTCCGGAGTGCTTCCGGTGTATCCGCGAGTCACCAGCTCGGTGCTGATTGTCTTCTCCTCTACCTTGTTGGTTGTGGTGTTTATAACCTCATCCAAGTAGCCACCAAACATTGGGTCGTCATACAACCCAAGCGTTCCGTCACTCGAAACGAAAAACAAACGCTTCGCTCCACGATACTCTTTCAGGATCCACTCACGAATACCTGACCATGTGTTGCCTGTTGGTTTTCCAATCGCATCACCATGGTCGATGCCAGCCCAAGCCTTGTTAATAAAGTCATACACCAGTACGGCATTATTCTCTTTTGGGTTGTCACCGTTAAGACCCTTCAAAGGGACTGCCAAATAATATTTGTTATCATGGTAAACACCTACGGCCCGGTGAGCATATGGCCAGTTGATGTTTTTGATGATGTTGCTTATTGGTTCGGAAAGCGGAACGTCTACACCTTGAGTCTGACCAGACTCGGTCATCTGTAGGCTTACTACTCCTCTTTGGTCTGACAGAAAGATAAGATCCTTTCCCGCCGCCGCCAAACTTTTGGGAGCTTTAAGTCCGTATTGGTCCGTAACCAAATCCAAAAAACTACCGGACAAATCACCGTAAAGATTTCGGACTGCATATATTGATCCAGTTTTAAATACCAACAGTGTTTGCGGGTCGAACTTGAACACTGCATTCAGCTTATCAGACGATCCAACATTTACACGAAGGCTGGACCTAGTGGGTTCGTAAGCCGTGTAATTCAGGTAATCACTGACTGCCAGCTCGTCTTTGCCGTGCGGAATGATTAAGCGGTTACCAAAGTAAACTCCTGTCTCGGCATTTGGTATTCTGTCTAGACCGGTGCCTTCCGGGTTTTCATCTACGTCCTCACTCTCCTCTTTTCCTATAGTAACAAACCCGGATAAATTTTCTTCCAACTGCAAAGGCTCATCGTCAACCCCCCGAAACATGATCAGCTTGTCAAAGCACTGAACAAACGCAACCGCATCATGCGATCCAGATATCAGACTACTGTAGTGCGTTGCATCATCGGTTGCCGCCTTGTACAGCTTCCCGTCAACTTTCAGTTCTTCACTGGCGTTGTTCTCCTGATTCAGGAACACGCCGGTAGTAGTCGCAACAATCAGGTACTCAATATCGTTCGGTGTCCGGAACACTCCTGCACCAAGAACGGATCCGTATTTAAAAACTAAAGAACCTTTATCGGTCCAGTAACTAGTGTTGACTGTAACGGAAGGACCAGAACTATTGTATGCCGTGACCGGTAGTTGCCCTTGCTGCGCTCCGGAATTTAAATTGGTTCGCTCAAAGTAAGGACCAGCAAGCCTGTTGCTACTGGGGCCAGCATTAGCTGCCGGTGTTACACCGTTATACGCTTCTGTTGCTGTAACAACGGCAGTGCTGGCATCGCCGCCTGATGAGCTTGTTATTTTAAGACCAGAGTAGCGGACTATATCTCCGTTACTGTAAGCCTTGTTTTCGTAATAGCCTGAAGCCTTGTTTGACCAAGGCAGAATCTTTACCCCTTTGCGCGTAGTAGCTACACCATTAACGAATCGACGGTTCTTGGCTGAAGACACAAGACCCTGCTTTGTCAGGGCTGGGTCAGTCCGACCGTTTACTCCTACGAATCCAAGATCCGCATCCGTTATTGGTGGTTGGGGCATGACTCAATTTCACGTTCAAGTTTTGCTATCGTCTTCAGTGCTTCCCGGCACCAATCTGGGCTGGCCAGTGCTGCCTTCCTGAAGCCCTTCTCGTTCACGCCCGTCATCAACCGATTCGTGTTGTTCAATGGAACCGACTGACATCCCACGGCCAACAATGCCGTCAATGGCATCATCAATCCCCAAGACCTTTTCAGCGTACCGAGCATTAGCTTTCTGAATTCGATAAGCATCCACTGCCTGCTCAAAGATCTTGGCCAAGTATGGCACCGCCTTGAACAGGGCAATGATACCCTGAATCATTGGGCTATCTTTTTAGCTTCGGACTTTACTCCGCTCCGAACGAACATCGCCAGCAGTGCTGTGACAACTGTCGATATCATTGTGCCGAGAGGCATCGCATCTGGGTCTTGAAGGTACATGCCGATACAAACAGCAATGGCTCCGACCCCGGTCGAGTAGGTTTTCTTTCCTGATAACATCTTACTTCTTATTAATATTACAATGTATCTGGTACACCTTATATCCAAGGTACACCAAAGTCAGGAGGCTGACCGAAATCTTCAACCAAAGGTCTATGTTCAACAACAGGTTACCAACGCCTGCTGTCGATGCTAAAACTACTTTGGCGTCGTCAATCCAGCTCACCCTCTTTTTCCGGTTCCGGAGCCTCTGGCTCGTCGTCCGGAATGTCTTTCACAAGTTCAGCCAAGACTTGTCCAGCCTTGTTGACTTGCTCATGTGCTTCACGTTGCAGTGCTGCCATTCCAGCAGCCTGATACAGTATGTTTAGTGCCTGTTTTGCATTCATGTAACTAACTAAATAAATTCGGTAAAGACAACAGATACGTCAGACGTAGCTGGACCGTCATATGCGTTAATGAGCATATTTTCTCCTGCCGCCAATTTTAACTGATGGCTGCTAGAAGAAGGCGTTGCGGTAGTAAAGTTGACATACGCAACTCCAGCCGTGCTGTTTGAGATAAGCAACTGCCGTCTTGCGTTATTTGACACAAGAATTTGATTTACCTTTGTGGCACCAGAACTAGGTGCCTGTCTTACAGTGTTCATTTTAGTAACCTTGAAATTTTGGTTGAACCGTGTCGCCCTGTTGGTTGGTTGCTTTCTTAACCTCACAACTCAACAACCGGTTCGCCTCGTTGAATTGTACGCTTGCCAGATCTGTCTTTTCATCCAGCAACAAAATGTCTGCCGCAATAGCCTTCTCCAGATAAGCTCCGAAGATGTAAGGAATTAATACCTTCTCCCACTTGACATGAATTGTTCCGTTTGTGCTGGGCGTGTCGGTAGTCGTTTGACTTGCTCCACTGGTCGCATACTTGACCTCGTAGAATTCACCAACGTCCCGGCTGTCAGCTCCCTCATGGTAAACTTGCTGACCGGAATAATATGTCTTACTGGAATCAAACTTGTCTCCGTTTATTTGCGGTGCGCGTTTCCTGAATTCCAGATAGATACAACTCTTGTCCACATACGGAAACACAACCCCGATGTCCTTAATCTCATACGGGAATGTTTCGTAATCCAGACTGAGCCGAGGATCCTTTGAGGTGCCTCTGTATACTGACCCGATTTCTGTCTTCATGGTTTTCTGCTCAAAGCCCACATACTTGATGTAGTCTTTCAGCTCGGTCCATTCAGATGCGGTTCCGGGTACACCGCCTTGAACGCTCGAAGTATTAGTCCAATACTTTTCAGTTCCGGAATGATAGACTTCGGAGTTGATCGAGTAGGTAGTTGTCGCTGCCCAATCGTCTCTCCAGAATCTTTTTTCTATAGTCATCAGGTCAGGCCAGAATTCCATTTCGTATGCCTCCCTGAGACGACGATTCATTGCACCGCGAAACAGCACAAACTCGTCATTGGTTAAATTGGAGTAGAGGCGGCCTGTTGACTCGACCGCCCCTTGTAGAACATTTTTGGCAGAAACCGTTCTCACTTTTTACGGTTGCTCGATTTACTGCCGTGTCCCACTTGCGTCTTTGTCCCAACCGAATTAACGGCTACTTCGGGATGACGCTTTATTACCCAGTTAAGATAATCGTTGTCTTGGACAGATTCCCCTTTGCGAACAAAGTTGGAAATATATCCATCGTAATCAAATCTAGCGACCAACCGGCCAAACCCATTGCTTGACCGGTGGTCGCGTTGATTCTCCTTGGCGATATTCTTTTGATTGATTTCGGATTGAACCATTCGCATCTGATGACCTGTCACCAATTCCTTGATGATGGCATTCTTTTCAGAAGGCGAAAAACAATCGAGATTAACGTCAAGGTCTGACATTATTTGATCAGCTTAAACGCACCAAGCCCAAGCGGGTTCTTAACGCACAAGCCAGCAATTGCATCGACTGCGAAACGCTCACCAGCACCTTGGTTAGGCAGCGGTTGAACCTGTGGCAACTGATGGAAGCGAAGCTCCAAAAGATCCATGTCCAGAACGTAACCGTAAGACAGGTTAGGGTTAGCACCAGCACCAGTGGCACCAGAACCAGACCAGCTAACAGCTTTATTGCCTGCCGCTTCACCTTCCGAGCTAACTGGGAAGTTAAACGCATTCCACAAAGTCGGCACTAACTGAAGTGTACCAAAGTCGCCCTCGTAAACATCGACGGTCGAGATGACCTTCTTGTCAGCGAGAGGAGCATTGTAGCTTCGAGCCACTGTAGCGGCGGCGTTAGATCCGACCGTAACAGCCGTGAAGTCCTTAAACCTCTTTTTAAAGTTAGGACCACAAAGCAATGTCTTGGTGTTAATCTTACCAGTTTGCTCGTAGATACTTTGCAGAACTCCGTTAACCTCATCTTCTGTAATAGTAGATGTAGTGGTAAGAACATGAGCAGCATCGGAAGAGTTAGTAACCGTAGCTGCGTCGTTATCGGTTGCATCCGAATCAAACACACTAGCAGCCGGGGTTGTGTAACCAGCAGGAACAATTCCAGCAGTATCATGGTCATCAATAAACGCACCAAGAGACGCTGTCTTGTTTCCTGCCGTTGAACTACCGGTAACCGCGCCAGCATTATACCAACCATTTTTCGCAGCACTTGTTTTTGGAATATGATCAGCACAAAGGCGGACTTCCATGTCGCGCTTTAAGGCAAGCAACTGCTTACGAACCGCATACGCTCTTTGGTTAGCAACGCCAGCCAAGTTAGTAGCGGACTCGGTCAGTTTGGAAACCAATGCAGCACGGCGGAACCACTGAACACGGTTGTTCATTATGGCGTACTCATCGAGTACATGGCCGAAGTCAGATTCGTTATCTCCGTCAGTGTTAACAGAGGTGAACCCGTGCTGTAGATCGCGTCCATCAATTGCCGCATTATCCTCTGCCGCTAATTCCTTATCGACAGGCCATTCAAAGTTGAGGTTAGTAACTCCCCCAGCTTTCGGAATCATCGCCATTAGCGGACACTCCTTGGCGTCTACCAATGTGATTGCGTTGAGTAAGTCGCGGTTGGAACCGCCCGGTGCTGGACCAAATATAGCGGCATTAGATCCGCTTTCATCGTTTTGTGTGTAACTATATAAAGACGATTTGTTCGACATTTTTATTCTTCATTCACTGAAGAACCCCTGCATTCACTAGCATGTCATCTAACGAATCTTTTGAAGGATCCGAGAACAGACGATCACGGGAAGACTCATAGGTTGCGGCTGCATCATCACTCGCGGCTGGTGCCGCCTTCGGTTTGCCGGGACTTATTGGTTGCTTTTTGGTTTTGGTTTTAGCTGTTGCTTTTACCTTACCACGTTGCTGTTCAATCATCACTCCCGTGACGTACCGAGCAATTTCCAGTTTACTTGTAGGTACGCTGGCCAAAGCTGGTGATGCCTTAACGACTTCCCCGAAAATCTCCATCTCTGCGGACTTATCATCCTTCAGCCATGGATATACTTGCTCGGCATGGGCATCGAATTGCTCCTTATGTTGAAGCTCCGTTTTTCGTTTCGGGATATTCCTAGATAGATTTTTTGAACTGTTCCGTTCGATGTTCCGGATTTCCTTGCGGACATCCGTCTCTGAAGCATCTTCATCAATCTGCAATCCCTGCTCCTTGAGGTTTGCTATAACCTGTTCAAGACCATCATCAAGCAGCATGTCCTTTTGATCCTCGACAAAATCAAGTCGCGCTTCCTCAAGCGTAACCAAGTCATCTAGCTCCTTATTGGAGTTGATATGTCCGAGGGGATTAGCTCCCTGCTGAACTGGTTGTGGTGCGGTAGCTTTCGCCTCCAGCTCCTCAACACGATCCTGCAAGTTGTCACGTTCCTCTTCAGCCGTGCGTAATTTTCGAGTAAATCGGTCTATACGCTTCTGATACCAATCAGGCGCATTACCATCTACTTCATCATCCTGTGAAAGAACCTGATCTTCCTCTTCGGTTTCTGACGGTTCTTCTTGGTCAGTCACCTCCGGTTCTGCCTCCTCTTCACTCGAAGGGAGTTCTGATCCATCTTCTCCACCTAATCCCTGAACCAGTAACTGATCCAAACTAGGCATCTCTGCATCTTGACCTGATGCGGTTCCGGTTTCTTTTTCGACGCTTTCCGTAACGTCACTTTCGTTATTTGCCATGCTAATTATTAATACCCTGCAAGTAAGGTAGACATCGCGTAAGGTGCGAAGAACCCGTCCGAGTTATAACGCCGAATCAAGCGTGTAGTTATAACAATTACCTGGTTATTGGGGTGATAAGTATAATATGAATAATAAGAGTTATTTAGTTGGACATAATGGTGTTGACCGAAACTCAAAAAACCGTGTCAACCGATTTTTTTAATTTTTTATTTCCTAGAAAACAGAAACATTTTTTCCCGAATAACCCCCGATTTCGAGAATTTCAAAAACTCAATATGATATAATAGTCGTTCGCTTCGATCTTGAGGCGTTCTTTGAAAACTAAAAAAGTAACATGAGTACATTATTAAATCGAATGATGGGCAATGTGTTTTCCGCGAACCAAGTTTGCTTGGAATGCGGAAAGGCATTAACAAGCAAAAACAAAACTAAACACATGACTTGTAAATCATGTAAGCGAAAGGAGGTGAAAAAAAATGAAGAATAAAAAGCTACCTGATCGGTTTGATGTTCAGTGGAAGCGGGAAGTGCCTAAAAAGGGCTATCCTAATTTCGAGTACATCAAGTGCGGACATTCCCCCGCCGAAGCGTTTCGACAATTCCGAAAGCAGAAACGTAAAGGCAAGGAGGATATAGTTATAGTCCGGTACAGTTGCGAGGCAGTGCAAATGCCAATGTTCGGATGGTGTCCAGTTCTTGAGGTAATTGGACACAACTATTCCGGTAACCCCGGAGATTGGAAGTAAGCCAGACGGATACTAAACCAACAGCCCCGGCACCTTTCGGTGCGCGGGGTTTTTTAATTAAACTACTTCGCCAGTAGTCTCGTTAACTGTTGATTTACGGAGCTTGTCCAGATGCTCTTGGAGTTGTTTCAATGCGTATACATATCCAGCACTCCAGTGCCTGTCCTCGTCTCCAATGCGTGAAGCGATTGCCGAGTTTATACCGTTGTCGATATATTCCTCGAACAACTGATTGACGGCAATATAGACAACATTGTCATCAGTCAGGCTCTTCAGCGCATGTACCAGTTGTTTAGTATCTAGTTTTGCACTCATGGTTTAATAGCCAGACTCCTGCCCGGAACCAACAGGCTGGACTCCGACTCTCCCTACTTCCGCATTCTGTCTTTGCTGTACGGAATGCTGAAGATTCTTTGCGTAGTTCTCGACCAGTGCCGTGAACCGTTCGTCACCGCCCTCCTGCATCAGCTCCTGATACTTCGGATTGTTGCCGAGGATCTGTTGCATAAACTGCAACTTCATTTCGGCAGCGGGATCGTTCTCGGTATATTGCGGCTCATTGCCCAGTGCCATGAACCCAATATCAGAATTAACCTTATCAAACGCTTGTTGAGTTGCTCCGGTCTTGTCCTGCACAACCATGTCAGCAAGTACCGGGTCGATCAGTGTTGCCTTGAACTTGGTATAGGCTGCACGGTCGATCACGCCTGCCGTATCCTCCGGAAGAACGAACTGACTCATAGCCTGCAACTTGGCGGACATATAATCCTGATCCAGCTCGCGGACATCGAACACGGTTCGGAAATCATAGTTGCCCTGAATCTCGGCTGAAGACTTTGGCAGTTGCATTTCCTTGCCAGCAATTCGAGCAAGCTCCTCGTCACTTACGAATTCCTGAATCAGCTTGAACATCATCGTAAAGGCTTCGGACCAGCAGGACATATAAGTGTCCACCATGGACTGCCTACGCATCGCGCTTGTGTTCGGATCTATGCCTTCACCCATGCGACCGAAAAACTCGTTAGCCTGACGCTCGACGTACTGGATGATCTGCAAACTCTCTGCCGGGTTGGAGCGGGGCGGATCCAGATAACGAACTTCGCCCTGACGCATTTCCGCAATCGCGGTGCCGGGTTTAAATTCGTAATTGGATCCTGACCTTGCGGCGTGAACTATAGGCGGATTGATAATCAGGCTGGCCCGGTCCGACAACATGTCTCGCTGGGTTTTAATCTCGTCCTGCCATGTCATGCATATTTCCGGAACGCCTCGACTGTCGCGGAATTTGCGAGCTACCGATTCCCGTCTATAAGCCACGAACGGATAGACTCCAGACATGTAGTCAAGCATGTCCTTCTTCCCGCTTGCGTCGGTGATATGCGGCGTAAAAACACAACAGTGAATTCCCGGCATACCATCATCATCAAGCTCCCTATAATAAGCATATACAATTTCATATAATCCTTCCTGTTGGCCAGTGTCGTTTGTGAACTGAGTATATGTATCCTCGTACACCATACCGGGCTGGCTCTTGGTTGCTATAACACGCTCGACCCATTTCTCGTCAAACTCACCCTGACGCAATTGCATCTCGGTCATCCATACCCGGCGGAAACAATAACGTGCATCCTGCAAATCAATTGTCTCTGGCGGAACAAAGAAGTCATCGTCCAGACGGAGTGCAGTTATGTTCGGAGTGTTCTTGGTAATTTCGGCAACCGGGATTTCAGTTACTCCATTATTCCGCAACTCCTTGATTCCTCGACGAGCCGTGTTGCGTCTGACCTCCATCAGTGCGGCTACAATTTCGACGGCAGCATCTTCCTGCTCCGGATCCATAATCATCTGGGGAAGTTGAGCCTCGGCAGATTGCGGATCTGCTTCCTGCGAAAACGCAACAACGTCCTCCATCGTGACAGGCTTGTTGGCCTTGGTTTCCTCCTTCTCCCAACCTATCTGAAGAACGCCGGTTCCATATTGCTGCCCGTAGTTGGCAAGCAGATGAGCTTCATGCCGAAGCTCGTTCATCAGCTTATTCTCCTTATAGTATTTGAGCAGGGTAGTTACCAATGTGGATTGCGATCCGTCACCCGATTCAGTCGGGCTGGCACGAAGTATTCCGCGCTGGAATGCGGTCGTCATTATGTCCGAGTTTTCACTGCATATAGCGTCAGCCAATCGGACCCGGACATCACTTGCCCCGTCCCATGGAAAAACCTTTTTCTTGGAATACTCGTATTGGTGTTTGCGGCCATCGTCGGTCTGACCGTCCCATCGGCAAAATCGAATACTGTCAGCCCGGAACCAACTTGTGTAGGTATTGTTGAAACCCCCGGCTCGACTGTACTCCGACGCGATTTGTTTAACGTCTAGTTTTGACATAGTAATTCTTTCATGTAGTCAGCTAGTTGCTGCTTTATAAATTTTCTTTTTCTGTGGACCGGAACAACGGTCCTTAACTTTCCAGCATCGGCTAGATACTGAAGCTCCTTGATGGTCAGGCCCGAAAACTCTGACGCATCCTTAAACGATAATAACTTTGGAAATGTTTCCATTAGTAAGCTCCTCCCCCGCTGACGCCGACCATGTCGGTCGTCACCAGTAAATTCTCTTCTTGTATAACGTAACGGCAACAGTCAATCGGATCCTTGCTCGCACCATGCTCCTTGTCCGCCCCCGTCCATTCGCGCAGCGAATAGATCAAATTTTTACAGTCACTGCTGACAAACATTTTTGGTTTGTTGTCCTCGAACATAGGCTTGTGCGGATCGTAGTACAGCATGTCATTTATCAACGTGACGCCTTCCTCAATCTTGGCACCTGAAGCCTGATCAAACCAAAGCCCATTCTCTCCCAGCTTCAGCTCGTCCAGTATCTCCCTGCCGTCCATGCTCTTTGCCCTACCGGCTCGCGGATCTATCAGGCGTTGAAAGATGGGTTCGCCCTGTTCCAGATCCAGAATGAGACGCTTGTATTCAGATATACTGTTGGCACCTCCACCAGCTCGCTGGGCTGGTCCGGGTTGTCCGTCAGGCTTCACTCCGGGCAAGCTCCATTCGCCCATGCTGTAGTCAGGCCATTCCCGGTAAAAATATATCCTGCCACCAACAGCCCTAGCCCAAAGAAAAAACCAGTTACGCGAACCCGCTGGGTCCGTCACCATGAAATTCTGTCCACCCGTAGGGATGTCTTTTGGATCGATTATATGACCGTCACCGAACCTCGGAAACGCATTGCCAACCGAACTGTCAGCCCAACCGTATGCGCGGATCTTTACGTCGCTTGAGTGTGCGCCATCGAGTCGCTTGACCAGCTCCTTGTACGGGTTATATGGATTGAACTTTGTGAAGAACCAAATCGCTGCCGTCTTCTCCTTATGGCATCGCATGGTGTAGGGCATCTTGCCCTTCGGGCCTGCTGGTATGTTGATGGCAGGCAACAGCTCGCTATCACTCCACTCCGTTACCTCTCCCCCGGAAACAAAATCCTTAACGACAGGAGTCATACCCTCGACCGGCGTGAAGGATAAAATCAACTTACCTGAACGGGTAACCAAACGGAACCGGATCGTATCAAGCAATGCCTTCGGAATCAGCTCGTCAGCCCAGCAATAGTCCAGCTCCAAACCCTCGACCGTCCTCGGATCCTGCGAGTAATGCATACACCATAGCTGGCTACGGTTCGGCATGATGAACGTCGATTCAGTAAAACCATTCTTCTGAGTGTAGGATATATTCGCAACCGTTGACCTGATCTTTCTACCCTTAAACTCTTCAGGCAGATACTTATACAAAACCGGCTGTTGCGTCTGTAGTGAGCTTTGGTGCGTAGTGTGAAAAGCGACTATTCTGGTGTCCGGTTTTTCCAACAGTTTCTTGATGCAAAACTTTGCACAAAACTCTGTCTTACCGGAACGGTTGCCCCCGGAAATAAGAACGGCATCGTTCTTCTCTATTAGCTCCTCTGCATCCTTCCAATGAAACGGCTCGTAGCCGTGGTTGTAGGGATCTGTCCTTTCAAGCCCTATCTTGGTGCCTCTAGCCTGCAAGGCTTCACGCAATTTTTTTTCACCACCATCCTGACGCAAGACAAGTTTAGCATCCTCCCGTGTTATCATTCGATACACCGGATGCGGCTCGTATGCGTACTTCTCCCAGTTCAAAACTTTTGCAATTCAGGTTGGTCTATCATGTAGACTTTTTTGCCCCGCATCTCCTTCAGGTTCTTGTCCTGAAACACTTGCTCCTTCTCGGCATATCCAACGATCTTAAATTTCGGAATCTTGCCTGTCACCAAAACGTAGTGGGTCGTCTCTGCATTCTTCTTTTCAGGCAACACCAACAGCCTGCCGTCAGGGTAATGAGTCTGCTTGACGTCCACCTTGCCGCCCAGTTGTGTGAGGCAATCAAACGTCAGCGATTGAGGTGACAACGAGAAGTCCGGATACAGATTGAAATACTTACAGAACGCAACCTCGGCACCCATCCCGTCCATATCCATGGACTGCTGGTCCAACGGTCCGCGCCTGCCATCCTTAACTCCTGCCGAACGCGCAACAGTGTTACGCATCAAGCCAAGCATGGTCGCCATCAGAACCTCTCCGTTGTCGAGTTCAATCTCCATTGCTCATAATCTGCTCAACCATCTCTACGTCCGCACGTTTAGGCTTACCACCGTGCGCCATCCTGACCGCCTGCACATAGTGCCAAAGATCAATTATCTCCTCCTCTATATGCGCCAAGGCAAAGGAAAGATCCTTGCTCTTCTTTACCAAACAGCCGCCATGTTCATCCTGTCCAGCTATATACTTTCCGTAAGCCAGATCCACGAAACGGTTCACGCTATGATGCGCTACATCTTCAGGTTTCATAATAAACTTTTCCACCAACGGAATGCTGTAGGGTTGGCCTTCCATAGCGTACACAACCCGGTCGCAATCCGCCTGCTCACTTGCTCCTCCTTGGTCCACTCAACCCCCATCAGGTTTCCGACCGCATGGATGCACTCATGCAAAAAAACATCCGCCTTGGCCTCGTCCGCCAACCCCTGATAGATAACAATCGTCTGCCCCTCAAAATCACACCAGCCATCCGCCTCGGCTGCTACATGCTCGGTCTTCGAGCAGAACTGCACCCGGTACGTCAGGTTCAGGATCCGGATCCTTTTGGGCGGATTAATCTTCATAAAAACACTCGACCTCGAACCCCTTATCCAGCTTCTCCATCAGATCATTCAGGACCGCAAATTCAGCCTCCTGACCGTCAACACCGTGATGGCTTGCCCTATCCCATATGGCCTCAATCCAATCATCACGCTCCTGCTCATTGGGTTGCCCCTTTGACCGCAACGAACAACTCACCTTCGGACCCACAATCGACATCCGCAACGTGAAGTCCGGTGCGTTATCAAACTTAAAATACCAAAACCTCGTATCACTCATTTCCAAAAACCCGGTCGTCTAGGTGCCGGTCCATCCACAATCCATCCATTCAAATTCTTCTTGTACCGTATCGGACACAACTCTCCCCGCCCATTTGGCATGTACAGTTTCGCGTCCTTAACTCTAACCAGCCTGTCACCGTCAACCTCGACAATCTTCTGGTTGCGAAATCTCCAATTCGTCACCTTGCCCTCAACTACCTCCGGTTCCTCCACAACCACCTCGTAGTCGTCCGGAAATAGCTCCTGAGAGACTTTCCTAATGCCAGAGGGTAAATACTCCACCCGCTTGTGCTGGCCGTGCTTGTAGTCGTCACCAACCTTGAGGATCCGCTTCCGAATCTCCTTCACCGTCTCCCGGCCAACTCCAAGGTCTGCTGCTAAATCAACTTCTGTCATTCCACTCCTTCCTTATTTTCCGTTTCCGTTTCCGCCTTTTTCCGGACGGAAAGAACCGGGCCAGCCAGCCCTTAACCATTTTACTGTCTCAACACTATGAACGCCTCCGTGGATGAGGACTTGAAACAACTGGCCAGCCCGGTCAAATGCGCTTTTGTCAAAATTTTCCATATGGACTAATGAATATAAGGGGAGGACCGCAGGGGTCCGAACCGACCCCCCCCGCCCCCACTAGATGTAGTGGTGGGAAAACAATTGCAACACAATATGTAGTGGTTGGTCAAATTAGCGGAATTGGTTGTATCAGGTTGTATCACTTTGATTTTGAGCTGAATTCAGAAAACCCCCATAAACATTGGGTGAAACAGGGGTTAGTGACACAACTCATTGTTCTTTCACTTCAATAACATTAGCTTTCGGCAGCTTGTTCAGCAGATCCTCGACACTATCTTGGGACAACTTAACGTGTTCATGCCGAATGGTTTGCGTTTCTCCCCGAATGTGGCTGGCCTTTTCAACCGAAATCCCCATAACAATCGATTTGGTTTTGGCATCCACCCGACCATTCTCTAGGTCTTCAATCAGGGAATCGGCACATTGCTCACTGATGTAGTCGAGCTTGGTAGCCATCCGTTTCTTGTGGTTTGGTATCAGGTTGAGATGCCTCTCTCTGATGCCCTGAAGTGTGTTGAATCCGACTCCGGAATACTCTGCGACTGCACTGATGGTGGCACCGTCGCGGAACATCTGGAGGCACTGACGATACAGCACTGGATCCACATTCTTACCTCGCCCGGAATCAGGTGGGCCGGGGAGATTTGCTAGGTCAGCAGGCAGATGCTTATTAGGCTCTTTAGGAACCGGTTTTGGTTTGGTAGGTTTTTGCATATCTTTTTGCGTTCTTTAATCTTTCAAGTAGGACAATTGCGGTCCTGTCGCGTCGTCTGGCGGCTGTTCTGAGGCCATACTCGGCAGTCTTAACTTCGGACAACCATGGCTTTTTAAGGTCCAAAATGCGTTTTGCGTAGGAAATCCAGTATTTAGTCGTCCCATATTTGCGTTCTGAGGGCTTTTTATTTTCTCCGAGGGTCATAGTCCCATAGCAATTGGCTTCAACTCCTTGCGCCGTGCTACGAGCCTCTTGTAGCTATCTTTTATGTGTTGAGGTACTCCGTTCCAGTGGTATCCACCTCCGGGTTCTGGGGTAGCGTGTCGTTCTTTGATGGTCTTGATTTCGATGTTGACCAGTTCGAGCTGTTGTCTGGCATCGTATGGGGTAGTGGGTTGTGAGGATCTGGATTGCGAACCGGAGATAACCCAAGTGTCAGGGTCGTCCATAAACCGCTCTTGCCTGAACCAAGTGGACGGGTGAGGCGTGAACTCCATCTCAAGATCTTTCCGGGCTTCCGAGTAGGCTTTGGTCTTCTCCAGAATGAACTCGTAGCCATGTTTACGGATTGCCTCCTTAATGGGGTCAGTTGCAGGCTTCTTACCTACTCGTCGAGGGTACAGTTTGAACACCTCTTCAACTTGATCCATATATACAACAGTTTTAGTTTCTGTTTCTGTTTTATGATGGCTGGAGGTTTCGCTGGAGCTTATACTGGAGGATACACTGGAGCTTATACTGGAGGATTCACTGGAATTATTCCAGTGTATCGCATTTAAGGTAATAGAATTAGGGTTATTCTTGTACCCTCGTTTGACCGAAATTAGGCCAGTTTCAGCCAATTTACTCCTACATTTAATCAGAGTTTTCTCGTCGCACTGAACCAGTGCCGATAACTGCTTATTAGTTGCCCCAAAAGGATTTTTCCAGCCCAGCTTATTGGAGAGGTTGAGCAGGCCAAAGTAGAGACGGGTAGAGTTGCATGGAAAGTTGTGTTCCATGTCCAGCCGCCAAAACTGGTTGACCAACTCGATGTAGTTCATTTTGTGTACCGGCGGTCATCGACCAATCTTCTCTTTTTATGTCGCTCCATGGTGTTGGCAATTTCAGCCCAAGATGATGCGATCCGCTTTACGTCTTCGAGAGAGATGTAATCATCGTTCCATGCGACCTTCTCCTCTTTGTAATCATCTGGTAGCGGAGTGTAATGCGTTGCTTCCCACCAGAGACTTTTAACGAACTTAATGCTCATTACGTCATCTGGGTATGCCTTGATATGTGCCATTATTTTCTGCCTTTCTTTTTAGTACGAAGATACTCGCGGCGTAGCTCGACCTCGGCTGGCGTGTTGGGTGCCATACGGCCAATTGCGATCATGTGTCGGATCTTGTTGGTCATCTTTTTGTTAACCTCATGCCAGTTGGTTTCGGTTAGTGAATAATGACCTGAAGCTCCGGGTTTATGTCTGGGTAACTCGGTCATAAGTCAGAACGCTAATGTGGACAATTCTTGTGCCGGGTAATAGTTCTTGGTCCAGCACCACAAGGCGTGAAGATTGATGAACATCTCGTACCCTTTCTTTTGTTCCTCATCGGTCCACAACTTCTCGTAACAGTCAGTCGGCTCGACGGTGTTGATGACTACAGACAGGCATCTTGGCTTGTAATCAATGCACTCACTGTATGCTGCTAATTGCAGGATCCATTTGTCGTAGTAAGTAGGTCGGAAACCTTTCTTTAACTTGCGACACTTTTGAGTCTTAAAGTCAACCAGCACCAAGCCGTGTTCCTGATGCTCAAGCAGTGCGTCAGCGCGGCCTCCGTATCCAAGCTCCTTGTTGATCAGAATCTCTTCCGTCCATCGCTTGCTAACGACGTTGGCTTGTATCCATTCGTTGACCTTGACCAGTGTCGGATCCTCCTTGTCCCAGTACTCATTGTTGAGCATCGCTTCCGCGCCGTGATGTACATCGGTGCCTCGGTCCGCTGCCTTCTTTGTGGCGGCTTTGGAGTCTTCAATAATTGCGTTGGCCAGTGCCTCGATGTCGTCACCATACTTCGCACGTTCCTCTTCAGGCATGGTCAGTGCAGCCTCAAGAATCTGTTGCTGTTTCCATAGCTCCAAACCGGGAGCTGATAGCATTGAATTAATGCTGCTTGGTGATGGTAGTAGAACCTCTTTGCGAGCGTCCCTGAGTGTCTTGCCATAGGCTGGTCTACCGTCAACTGTATACCAGTGGCTGCTGTCTTCTTGTTTTAGTATCATATTATTTTGCTTGGGTAATAAAAAAGGGGAGACTTGCGCCTCCCCTTTAGTTGCCGTTTAGAACGGCGGTTGTTCCTCCGTCAGTTGACCAGCCACCTCTTTAGCGAGAGATGCAGGGTCAACACCCTCTTCCCTTTTCTCCTCGCGATCCTTGTTCCGAATGTAAGATCCGGATGGCTTCAATGCCTCACCAGTTTCCTTGATTGCGAAATCAATTAACTGGCGTGGACCGTTTCCGAAATCGCGGTGAACTATGTTCAACTGACATGGCACTCCGACGAGTGATTCAGTGTCGAACTTTTGTTTCTCCGCATCGGTGAATGGACGACCGCGCCAACGCTCCAAAAAGATCCGGAGTGTCGCACGTTCATGGATGCTCGCCGTGAACTTCTTGCGGATGCTCAACGGCTTGTCTCCTTCAGGCGTCATCTGGTCCAACTCAAAGCCGAGCCAGATGGTTTCACGTTGCTTCACCTCGTCTGGGACGTTGGTGTAAACACCATTGCCTTCGACGATGCCAGCGGCAGCGATTTCCTCGTCAGCAAGGCGGACACCTGTCTCACGATTGATGAACTCCGTTGCGCCTTGGAACTGGTCCACGCACACGGCTCGATGTAACCCTTGATCTGCAAGTACATACTCCCGATCATACGTTCGATTATTTTCTGTTAGTATCATGTTGTGTTTTTTACTCTCCGTTGTTCAGACGTTTAGTATCCGTCTGTTTTGCATTGGTGTCAGCTTGGGCTTCGGCTTGGGCTGGCACCTCTTCTTTTGTGGAGGAGATAAACTCCCGCACAAAATCCATTAAATCGTTCATGCTCAAAACGGCGACCCACTCGGCATGATTTTGTCTCCAAGCAACCACTGGAACCTGACCGGGTTCCGCATCGTACTTGGCCTGATCCATCGCATTGCGAATGTGTAATTTCTCGACCCGCTTGACCTCGAAGTGAATCGGAAGATCCGGGCATAGAACGTCAGGTGCAGCATGGCCTGACTTGTCGCGTCCTGCATTCTGGCAACCTCGAATTGCCTCGTAGCCTTGGTCGCGTAGATAGCTGGCGAACTCACGCTCACCTCTAGCTCCTTTGTGTTGGCCGTGTAGTGGACTCATTGTAGATAGTGTAAACAGTTAAGCGGGTTGTCCTTGATGAACCGGTAAACACTCTTGGCTTCGATGCGTACCAGTGACTCGATCTTTATGGCCTTGAGCTTTCCGGACCGGATGTACTTGTCCACCGTTCGAGTCGTTACCCGGAGATGCTCACTAACTTCTTTGCGGGTCAGATATTTTGTCGGAAACATCTTTCTTGTAGTCCTTCCATTCACTTTGAACTTCCGGATATACATCCAGCATTCCGTTCATAACCTTGACGTTGTGCATCACCGTTCCATGGTCACGTTGCATGACCTTACCAATTGAATTGTAGGAGTAGCCAAGGTCGCGGAATAACTTGCTCACCATCCGTCTCAACATAACGACGCGAGGCTTGTCCCTATCGCGCTTCACGATGTCGTCCCATGTCACCTTGTAACGGGAATGGTTGACCGTAGTGATGGCTTGTATTGGTGGAGCAGTGTCTTCCTCGATCAAAGCGTGAAACGAAGACAGAACTTGTTTCATGCTTACTTTGTTGTCAGTGGTCGGCATATTGCTTGGTTAATAATTTTACTGGCAGCATCACCCATCTTCAGGCCGTGCATTGCACAATACTTTTTCAGCCGTTTGTGGATCCGTTCGTCGATTACTATCGCTTTTATCTTTTTCATGTTTGTAGTCAGTGTATAGCTGGTTACTAGTCACCCTAGGCAAAAAAAAAGGTCAGAGACGTTCGACGTCTCCGCCATAATCCTCGTCAGTTCCATACCCTGCGCTGGCTAGGGCATCCGCATCTGCCTCGACCGGATCCATGTCCGGTTCATCAGGCAGCAGTGAGTCCATTAATTTTCGAGTTAAATCAATCAACTCTCCGACTCGGTTTTCGAGCAACTCAAGACGGGAGTGGTGTTGCTGAACCAGCTCCGTCATCTTGAGGATTATTTCGTTACTTTTATCCATGATAATTGGGGTTATTTAAGATTAAGCATTGCGCTTTTACCCAAATTTTTTTTAGGATTATCAGAACCCACAACGGAGTCAGAATAGTCTTGTTCTTCCTTTTTAAGTTTACGAACAACTTTTCGTAAACCCTGAACTGATGCACGGTCATTGTACAAGTCAATCAATTGTGCAACCTTCGCAATTTGCATCAGTTCAGGAATTGAGCCGATAGTGCGAACAACATTATAAGCGTTGCGTTCCACCGCCATCCGAGCGTAATGAATCCACTGCTCGTCTGAGGCTTGCCCAATGTACTGCTGCAAGTTTAAAGGCACTACGTTTTCCGCAATCGTATGATGGGCTTGTTTCAGCATTTCTTCAGCAGCATTTTTTTTGCTTAACTGTTTAATTGTTTCAGCACTCTGTTGGCGTTCTGCTCGCTCTTTCTTTAATTCAAGCGCCAGCACTCTTTTGGCGTTCCGCTCGCTCTCGACCTGTTCGTGCAAACGATCAATCTGTTCACGCAACTCGACCTCAACCGCATCGCGATTATCTCGGTGACGTTTAGCAACCAGCCGGTTCGATTCGTGTCGTTGTGCTGTATTTGTTTCAGAGGTTTTTATTTGTTTACGCAATCCCTCAATCGAGTCTCCGCTTGTAAGAAAACTGCCATGGTTAATAATTACATACCCGCTAATTAACCAAGTTGCGATTATGCATAATAATGACGACAGAACTATTTTTTCTATCGTGCCGAGTTTGTTTGTATGTCCGTCCGAAGCATCTTCAATTCGTTGAGTCTGGTTGTAGTGCGATGAACGAAGTGTAGTATCAACGTAATCTTTAGCGTCACGTTCCCCTTCGTTGTTATTTGGTTCTTTATTCATTGTCATATTAAATCCTTTCGGATTTTTGCTTTGGGGTTTGTTTTTTCAAGATGATGGCGAGTCAGCTTCTTAATCAGAGTAGCTAGGGTCAAGCCCTCCTTGGCGGCTTGTTTTTTGAGAAGTTCAAGATTGCATTCCCATTCGTAAATGCAAATCCCCTTCTTCTCTGAATGTCTGCTGTTCGGCATCGCTGGGACAAGAGGTGACTAGCCGGTGAAATCTTTGCAACAACTTTCTTTTAAAAAAAAATAAAAAAGTGGGTTGACATGATACAGGCACCTGTTGCAGTTTGGCCCCGTTCGCGGTGCATAGCCACCCGCTAGTCACCGCCTAGAAACCGCAAAACACTAAATAAACAAGCAAATATGACAATGGATACTAAACAAACGGCAGATCGCAAACCGCGATTTGAATTAAACGAAAACAGTGGTAGCACGGCTGTTAAGGCTCGGCACCATAATGGAGCTACGGTTGAATTTTCACTCCTGAAACGACCGGGGGCGAAAGTTTACTCGGTTCGTAAGGGCGGCTTTTTGAAGTCAACCAAGCTGGCAAATATCAAGGATGCTGCCCGTGAGGGTGCGCGTCTCGTAGCTGCCAAGCTCAACGTGCAGTGGGAGACGGAAGAGGCAATTCTTTCGGACAATCGTTTCGCTTCAATTCAGACCATCATCGATACGTTCCAGAATGCTGCAAAGGAGGGCAAGCTGAAGTCCAAAAAGAACGAGGTAATAAAACCGGCTTACACCGCTTCGTTGCGAATCGTTTTGGGATACGGGTCGCAGCAGTGCGTCAAGGGTGTTGCCGACTTGTCGCATATCAGTTGCAGCAAACTGGGCGAGTTGAACGAGGCTGGCGAAAGCAAGGTGTTCGATGACTACCGTAAGCGCATCCTAACGGACTCAAACGGTAATACACTGACTTGCGGACCGACCTACGAGTCAAAACTGGAGACGTTCAACAGCAATCGACGACAGGCACAAGCTATCTTTAATGATCGCTTCATTAAGCAGGCTTTTTCCAACACGAAGTTGGACCTGAACGCTATCAATGTTTTCCGTTCTGAGAAAAACATAGGTAGCTCCAAACGGAAGGGTTACAACCCGCCGCCGCTTCAGGTTGTTCGCGACCTCGACGAAAAGGTTAGTCAATTGTCCAAGGAGGGCGATTGGTCCAAGACGGACGACGCTACCAACGTCAAGTGGAACACGTTGACCTTGTACAAAATCTGCCGCAACTCCGGGTTGCGTTTGGATGAGATGATGCACCTTAACTTCAATTCGTTCTTTGCAGCTCGCAAGACGATTGTTGATTCGGAAACTAACCAGCCAAAGGTGGTTGATGTTTTTGTGGTGGACGTATCGTCCAAGGATCCTTATTCCGTCACTGCTGGCGAGTATGGCCAACAGTTCCCTTACAAGCGCTTTGATTCCAAGGGCAAGGAGCGTGGCTACGCCCAACCGGCTTGGCAACCCAAGGGCAAGGAAGAGCGTCAGGTAACTATTCCGAAGTTCATCATTGAATGGCTGAAGGAAGAGCGTCGTCGTCGCGGTGCCTCCGGTGATGACCGGATCTGGCGCAACCAGCAAAAGTCTGCCAAGAGCTGTAAAGAGGATATTCGTGAGTACTGGAACGATGAATTGATCTACGGCACCGATGCCTCTGATCATTTCAAAAAGCAGTCACATGAGCTTCGCGCCTTGTACGGTTGCGAAATCGTCACGGCTACTGGCAGCTTGCACAAAGCCCAGATCGCGCTCGGTCATTCGAGCATCACCACAACCGAGGAGCATTACGCTCACCTAATAACGGACAACGTATTCGTAACGTGCTTCGGAGCCTGATTCAGGCTCTTCCCTTCAGCTCTCCCTCCGGGGAGGGTTGATGGGAGGAAAGTCCTCCAGCAAAACAGAAAGGATACTATGAAGAAACCAGCATCACTGAAGATCAGTCGGACGTTGGTGAAGGCGATTGCAGACAGCATTCGCTATCATTCAACGGAGGGTAGTGACTTGGGCATGTGGTTGGACATTTTCAGTTCAGCCGACATCTACAAGGTTCGCGAGAAAACGGAGCAAGGCAAGCTCATTGGCAACACCTGTTTCCAGTTTGCATGGAAACTGTACTTGCAGGACATCAACGACCACTACCGCACGGTTCGTGAGGACGTTGGCAAGTTCACTCGTAAGGGTGAGTTTGATTGGGGAGACTTTGAGTTTGGCGTCTGCCCACAAATCCCCCTTGAGGTGTTTACTGAAGCATCCAAGGAGGAAAAGGCCATACGGATTGACCTCCAGTATGACTACACCGTCACCGTTACATCGATTGGAGAATAACATGGTTGACCTGATCGAATCCCAGCTCGCGGCCATCAATGCCGCCAACGTCGCAAAGGCTGCTCGCTACCGCAACAACGTGCGGGGCGAGTCGCCTAACTTGGAACGGCACCGTAAAGCCCTCCAGTTGCACCTACACGAAGCCATGGACTCGTTTGTGGCAGATGACCGGGCGGAACTCGGAAAGTCGCTTACAAAGGCAATTGAGGCGGCTCACAAGGTAAGCAACAGCTCGCGCCGAATTAAGGCGTATGTCGAGGAGGCTCGTCGTGCATAACCACAAGCTCGAATCGTGTTTCTTTTTGGCGTCCGCAATCAGCTATGTGTTCATCGTAGCCATGCTGATTTACGGATCCTTAACTTACAAACTACCACAACGAAAGGAGGTGAATAATTACAATGTCGCAACCAAATGAATATGCTTCATACGGATGGATAATTAGCCATGACCATGTCAGCGAGGCGTTGCAATCTGATCATAACGATTACGGTCTTACCGGGCCGCGCAACATTGATCCTGAGATTGAAAAACGATTGCAGGCTCGCATCAATCTAGATGGCAATTTTGACGATGGTGATATTGCCGACCTGAACGGCACCATGACCAAGTTCAAGATGCTCGATGCTGACGGCAATCTGTACTACGTCGGCTACATCGACGGGGAGTATGACCTGACCGAGCCACTGGATGATTTCGGAACTCCGAACGCCGGGGCGATCTACCTGAAGGCACTCGAAAAGGACGGCTCTTGGTCGTCCGCCGTGGAGGCTGAATAATGGCAGCTTTCAAAAACATGGCCTACACTGAAACCCGCACTGATGCGGGACACTTCTACCACTTCACCGGGCCGTGCCGGGTCACTGGAAAACAGTGGACCGTCGCGGTGCCGGGGAAGGAGTTGTTTCAGTACCAGCAAGGCAAGCTGATTCAGGACGCAATGAAGTCCGTCAGCAATCAGGACCGTGAGTTTCTGATCACCCAGATTTCGCCACTAGGCTGGCAGCGTTTATACCCGAACGAAAAATGAAAAAGATCACATTCACAAAACAGGAATTAAAAGCATTAGATTATGTCATTGGAAACGGTTATGCGGATGGAGACATTTTTGAAGAAGGGCATCTAGATAAAAAATCAGATCAACGTGCTTTTATCAAAGCATGGGAAAAAATAGCTAAAGCAATTTGTAGCACCGGTAGCTCAATTGGATAGAGCGACAGTCTTCTAAACTGTAGGTTGTGGGTTCGAGTCCCACCCGGTGTACCACTTTCAAGCTCCCCTAACCGGGAGCTTTTTTGTTTTGATACAGATGATACGCCAAAGAGGTTCTGCTACGTTCTGCTACGTTCTACTGCCTTCAAGGCATAAGTTGTGAATAGCCCCGGAAACATTGGGCCAAATACATTTAAACCTTAACAACGACAGGGGTAAAAACACTGTAGTGCGAAAACTTGTGATTTGGTCTGCCCAAGAAAAACAGCACAATTTACTGAGTAAACAGAGGTTAAATTCAAAAATGATACAGAATGCTACACCAAAGAGGTTTCATCGGGTGTATCAGGCGTATCATCGCATGAATTCTGGATAACTATTTGCAACTTGTGGATTTCCATTGCACCTACAATTTCGCCCATCGTGATGTTGCCTGAGTAGCTGACGATAAGATCGCCAAGCGCATCGGCAAATGGTTTCTGTTCAGGCTCTCCCCTGTCAACTTGTAATATCATCGGACGGTTATCCTTTTCTTCTTCCGTTTAGGCGGACCGAGCTGGTCAAGGTACAGACGACGGTCAACAGACTTCAAGTTGAACCCTGCCGCCTTGGCACCTGTCTGCCATAATTCCTGCTTCCGAACATTAGCTTCCGGAACTACTCCCAGACGGAGGTTGCCGTGATGATCGTAGTACTGACCGGCATCACTCGTATCGAGCTTGGACTTTGCTTCTCTCCTGACGGATCTGGACTTGGCCGTGCTTGCCCCTGACGACCTCGCTGAGACGTCTTCAACCTTTCCACCGGGAGGTAGAGGGTCAGCCGCACCTAAAGCCGTCAGAATGCGATCTACGGTGCCGCCAGCATGTCCCTGCCTGATAGCCTCCCATGGTCCGGGTTGGAACTCGATCTTCCTGCTCGCCGTGCGGCGGCGATGGACCGGGTCGATCATCAGGCTGAACTCGTCGAACTGACGCTTGCCCGGAATGAACGAACTCATTGCCGCTTCGGTTAAATAAAACGAAAACGGAACAGTTGCACCATATGGATCAAAGAACGGACGCTCCGGTTGACCGGTGTCCATACTCTTGAGGCTGGCCATTGCCTTGGATCCAACCTTCAACCCGGATCCAATTGTCGTCATGTCAACTGACAGGTCGCGAGCCATTCCAAGGTAGGTCGCAACCCCGTGCTGGATTCCGAACTTCTTTGTATCCTCCGTAGCCTGAATCGCAGCACCAGCCATGGCGATCATCGGGTAGTTTCTTACCCTCCACCAAAAGTCTTCACCGTCACCGTCACCAATACCAAGTGCCTCAAAATACTTCGATAGGTTTATCCTGTTCGAGGTAATCATCGAGTAGTCGATCTTCTTGGTCTTAATCTCGCCGGTTATCGGATCCCGGTACTTGATCTGGTAGTTGCCGATGTACTGAGCGGAATCATCGTCGTCGTCTCCAGCCACTGCCTTTAGTGCGTAGTGCAAAGCCATGCCGCCAAGTCCACCAGTGAATGTTGCGAACGTCACAAGATGGGCTAGGGCGTCAGCACGTTTACCGGCTGGCATGTTGCGGCCAAAAACATCCTTCACTGCCTTCAGCCTGTCGGCTTGTTTGTGCATGTAGTGATATCCGAAACGAGGATACTGGAGGATCAAGCGACTGACATCGTGCTTGGTTGCGTCCTGCAAAAGTTGCGGGGAGTCGGCATAATTGAGGAACTCAAATTGCGCTTGGTTGACTGCTTCAACACGGTCCTCTTTCGGAGGGTTGAGCATGTAACTGTCAACCGCATCTTTCAGGTCTTTACCCTTCAGCCCTTTCCGCTTGGCTCGACGCACTGCCTGACTCTTCAGGTAGGCATAAGCCAGCCGTTGCTTCGGTCGAAGATCGATGTTGCCGTAGCCAATCATCTGCAAGCCAGCCGCACCTATCTCGCCCTGCTTCAAGTACTCGACCCAACCGGTATCGTAACTGACTTTCAGATCTGCCAAGGCTGTTGAATTCTCGAATACTTCGTCCGGAAGTATTTCTTCAACCACTCGATCAAACTGGGTTTTAAATCCAAGCAACTGACGGATGCCAGACATGCGGTGGATCATCATGCCGCCAAGGATCCGGGCGGAATGGTCAAGGTCTTCCTTGCCCATCTCGCGGGTTTCCTTTGAGAGTATGTTGGCTGCTCCCCGGAACCCTCGATGGAACGCTGCCTCGACTGCGAAGTAATCGTTTGTGAGGCTGTTAACCACATACGAGTAAGGGTGGATCAGGAACGCTTGCGTGGAGTTTCTTATGCCCCAGTTCAGCATCCGCATCAGACGGTTCTGTTGGCTGGAGTGGGAGTACTTGTTGGTGAGCAATTTCACCAAGTCCTCGCGGATCATGTAGTCCTTGCCTTTGCGAGCATATGCTTCACCCAACAGCTTGGAATAGTTTTCCGGGTTGTCCAGTTCCGACAGTCTAGCAGCCGCCTCACTGTAGCCCTCTTCGCCCTCTTGCGGGTTGTCAAAGTAACGGTAAGCCTTGACCGCTGCGAGTAGGTCGTCGATGCCGGTAGACAACTTGACGTAGCCCTTCGGAATTCCTGACTCCGGAATGGACATTGCACCTACATCAAAAACAGATTCCGCAAACGCTTTGTTGGACTGCTCGTTCATTTGCTGGAATGTCCGAATGTTGAAGCCGGTCAGGAGGTCGCGGACGTTGCCAGACTCCCGGCTCTTACCGGTCTTGTACTTCCTGCCCGGAATCCTGCCGACCTTCGTTGGGTTCATCACCATGTCCACCAAGCCTGACAATGTCCGGGTTGCGAGGACGTCCGGAGTGTAGGCTGCTATGCCTTCAAAGTCCTTGTCCGTTTCTTTCATCATCGACTCCAAAGAGAATCGATTGAAGAGCGGAACCTTCACACCGCCAACCGCTTTGGTCATGCCCTTCAGGTTCGGGTCGATGAACATCTCCACCAACCAAATCATGTCGGAGTATTCCTTGCGGTAATGGTTGTACAACTCCTGTTGCATGTCGGCAGTCATCTTCCGGGTGAGCTGGTAACCAACTCGACCTTGTGCGTTGATGAATCCGCCGATAGTCAGGAACTCAATGTCACCGGTCAACGGGTTCGCAACCTCGATGTTGTCTCCGACTTTGTGGTCGCCCTTTTTGAACTGGGCAACAGGCATCATGCCTGCTCGCATGTCGAAGTCGGTAAACGTGAACTCACCTGAAGCACTGTCCCGTGCTGTAGCGTTTAGGTGAGCCGCAATTGGCAGACTGTCCTCTTGGAATTGCTTGAGCCGTTTGTACCACTTGCCGGTCCGCATCCACTTCGGAAGTTTCCAGCCATCGACGGCTGCATAGGCTTGATTGAATAGCTGGTCCTGAAGATCCTTGATCATCGTGTTGACCGCCTTGGCTTGGTAAGCCTGCTCCAGAATTAGCTCCTGCTTTTTGCGGAGTAGTTCGGGACTACCAACATAACCCAGCGCGGCAGAGGGCTTACCTAATATAGCAGCCCACTTGCCCCGCATGTCGGGTTCAAATTTAGGTTGTTGGTCTTTCGGAATCTCCCGCGCACCTTCGATGCTGTTGATACGAGCCTCGACTTCGGGAGAGAGAGGGGCGTCCTGCTGGACGCTGAACTGAACGTCTAGGTGCGGGGCTGGCTTTTGGCCGACCGGCTGGAGCTTGTTTTTTGTGAAGAAGTTTTGGTAGGCAGTCCAGACCGGCTTGTAAAGTTCATCGACGGCGGCTCGTTGTATATACGATCTGTCGGATCCGCGAACTTTACTCCAAGCCGTTCGCAAGCCTTCTTTGTATCCTGAATGGTCATGGTAGGTTCCTTCTTGGTTAAATGATTTAATGTCTAAACCGGCAGCTTCAGCAACCGGCTTCAGTTGTTTTATGAAATTATCCCGGTCAGTGGAAGTGTATTCTTTGCCTTCCTCCTGCCGCCCGAAGTAGACGCCATCGAGGAACTTCATGTCCAACCCGGATCCTGTCATAGTAAAGTTTAGCCCATACCTCTCCTTTTCCGGGTTCACGATGCCGTACACATTTTCTATTTCAGCATCAGTAAAAGGAGTCTGGTCAGGCTTTGATAGGGCAATGCCAAACGGAACACCGGAAAACTTTGGTTGTGCGGTGATGACCGCATCCTGAAGAAACGCATCTCCCATCAGCGGAGCTAGGTCGTCAACGAAACTCAAACCCATGCCCGGAAACTTAATCTCCAAGCTAGGCTCGCGCATGTCGAATGTTCCGGACGTTGGCGAAACCTCATGTGGCGCACCGATCCGTTCAAAGAACTTAATCTTGCCAGCCCCGTCAGTGATGCCCTCGATGACATCGTAGAGATGGTTGACCATCATGTCGTAAGTCGTTCCGGCAGGGAATGCGAACTGACGATCAACTCCGGGCAAGGTAGACACAAGCATGTTGGCTGCACGTTTCCTCGCAGTCTCAAGCAGTGGTTCAAGGAAGGCGTTCCCGTTGGTCCATGGATCGCTCTTTGTTTTCGCAACCGAAGACGGACGCACGGCAGCTAGTGTCGAGCTGTTGTAAGAGTTTCCAGAATCGAACTTGCCGTTCGCCTTCATGTCTTCGATGACCTGAATTTCAGGTTGCGAATACTTGACTGCCGACTCAAACGTGCCGTCGCCAACTGCCTTCTTTCCGCCTGAATCTTTTTTCGGTGAAAGGTTGCTCTTGGCATAAAACCAAATCATCGCCTGAACCTGATCAGGACGCATGTTGTATTCGTTGGCGAGTTTTGTCGTCATGTACATGCCGTAGCGCAACGCTTGGTCTGATGGAAATTTAGCAGAGTCAACAACCTGACCACTGTCCTTATCGACGTCTCTGTAACGGTAGCCAAAGGCGCGGCTCATGTGTACGTCCTGAACGCTGAACGGGTTGAACTGATTGAACCCACGGTCGCGTGTCATCTGCATGTAGGTTGTCGTCTTTAGTCCGCCTTCCTTTATGCCGGTCTGGTAGAACTTTATGACGTCGTCAATCTGCCTGCCTGCAATCTTTAGCTTCCCATGTCCACCGGGCTTGACCGCATTCCGAACTGCCATCTCAAATCCAGCCGGGTCGTTGACCGGATCGTTTTCTCTGGCCAGTGCCATGATGGTTAACGTGTCGGCGTAATTAATTTCGGCAGCATTCTGGGCGGAAGTAATGCCAAACAAGATAGTCGCCTCCCACATGTTGGCATCACCGACAAGCTCCCTGAATCCACGGCCAAAATTATCGTACCAATCACCCTCGGCGTTGTTTTCGATTGCCCACTCCAGCATACCCTTCAGTTCGGCATAGCTGGTAGGCTTTACGTTGCGGTCCAGCGTGTTTTTGTTTTTCCGTTTTTTAGGCGCACCGGGAATCTTCGAGAGGGCTGCACTGCTCGGTGTTGCGGAACGGTTGAACAATGTGTGCAACGCCTTCTCTACCTTGCCGTGCGGCAACAACACATGCGGATCTGATGCTGTCGGAATGTAGACCGTGCTTTCGTTCAGTTGAACGGAGAAGCTCGGAACCTGTTCGGGGCGAGTCATCACCCTGCCTCTTAACTTCGGAGCAATGATTTCTTTCTCGTACCGGACCGGATCCTGCAACGGATAGCCGAACTTCATCTTGCCCTCCTTGATGTCGAACTTGTTACCCGGCGGAACACGGTGCAGATCCTGATCAGCGCGGAACTCTTCCTCGTTCTTGTAGATCTTCGGGTCGCCAACAGTAACCTCACCAATGTATGCGGCAGGCTCACCGGGCTGACCGGTCCGAATGATTCGGATCCGTTCGCCAACAACGGGACGCAAGGAGTCACTGTCTCGCGTCTCTATGATCTTCTCACCGTCTACAATTGCGTCAGCAAAGGTAGTGCCGCCTTGGTTTACGTTAACGCCTCTGATCGAATCCTGAACGGAATAACGGACGTCGTAGTTTGATGCGTCAAATGTACCGGCAGACATCTCGCCAAGGATCTTGATGTTGGACGGATCGAACACCGCAATGTTTTCAACTTCATAAGGTTCTTCCGTTACACCATCATATCCAGATGCAACCTCATAAATCCCCTCAACCATCAGGTAAGAATCAAAGCCAGCAGCAACAATATCGCGAGCATACATTTCAATATCTTGCCATCTGCCCTCGGCTATTTGATCACGCAAACTTGATATACCCTCTGGCGTTTTGGTTTGCATTCCAGCGTCAACGTAAACATCAGGCATACCTTTCTTTTCATTTTCCATGCGACGATTCATCTCCCTACCTTTTACAGCAGCAATCAAGTCCTCAACATGATCAGGGTTTTTGTAATCAAACGTATTTTTTACATTGGTGACAAACGAGTAAGTTTGTTTTTCAGGTCCACCAAACGCTTCCGAAAAAGTTTTATCAGGAGACAGGAATGTTCCTCTAATATCGTTTGAGATTCTTGGTTTAAAGCTAAACCGTTTCTTTAACTTTTCATTTGCCTTTCCTTCTTGAATCGCAATAGCCAAGTCGCGGTTAGTGACTCTGCCAAACGTCTCGCTGCCATGGTAAAGAACTTGCGGGTTGCCGTTGTCGTCAACCATGGTTCCGTCTCCAAACCACTCTTTAAATCGGGGAGCTTCCCATCCCATCTGCTCGAACTCTTTCTTGGCCTGCTTTTGGTCTTCGGTTAGCTGCATCGTTTCCGCAATGCTGCCTTTAGCTTTACGCATCCGCTTACGCAATCGATTCAGGTATATGTCCGCAACCTCCAGCAACCTTTTGCTGGGCATTTGTTCGAGCATCACACGGTCAGCCCTTCCAACCGGAGCTTTGACTAGTTGGTTTATTAAGTTACGAAAGGCCATACGAACTTTACTCTCAATAGGCCTTAAAACAATTTCGCCAGTGGCTGGATTGCGCCTGCCACTTAAATATTTAGCGGTTTTTACTGTGTCCTCATAATTGAGGATTGCCGACCGAAGATCGTCATGCATCAACTGAAAAGCACCAGCCTCTGTTGTTGCTGTTTCAGCACCAGCAAACTGAACGCTATACTTTGTGCCTCGCTCGTCCGTTACTGCGTTCTTCATCCACACAACACCGTTGGTTTGGATAGCTTTCTCCGCGCCGACGATTGGTATGTGCGGGTTCCGCATATCGTAAGCGTACTGGTGCCGGTGAGGATCTATTCCGACCGGTGTCCAATCGGTGCCAACATCCGGTTCTATTTCTTTTAGATCAATCTCGTTGGTAGGAATGTAATTGCCATTGATCGTAGCCATCCAAGTTTTGGGACGCTTGCCTTGTGCAATCTCGGTAGCCTTCTCTTCCTTTATAAATACCTTAACATCACCCTCGACGGCACTGATGTTTGTGTAGCCTTGAATCTTCCCAACGCTACCGGGCTTACCCTCATGGATTGCGTTAACA